CTTTGAAACAAATATTCATAGCCGTAGTTATAGCCACATTATTCGTAACATTTACAATGTGCCTAAAGACGTATTCAACACCATCCACGATACAAAAGAAATTGTAGACATGGCATCAAGTGTTGGTCGCTACTATGATGACTTACATAGATTAAATTGTCTTAAAGAAATTTGTGATCCTACAAAAGAAACAGTATTAGAACCAGTACACATTAAAGCAATCTACATGGCATTACACGCAAGTTATGCTTTAGAAGCATTCCGCTTTATGGTATCATTTGCCACAAGTCTGGCAATGGTTGAAAACAAGATCTTTATTGGCAATGGCAACATTATTAGTTTAATTTTACAAGACGAATTGTTACACAAAGGCTGGACAGCCTTCTTAATTAATCAAGTTATTAAAGAAGATAGTCGTTTTGCTGATATTAAATCGGAATGTGAAATAGAAGTATATCAGTTGTATATGGATGTTATACGCGAAGAAAAAGCATGGGCAGATTATTTGTTCAAGAAAGGTCCTGTAATCGGTCTGAATGCCAACATTCTTAAAGACTTTGTTGACTATACAGCAGTGGGCGCACTAAAAGAAATTGGTATTAAATATCAAAGTCCTGCTCCTAAAAGTACTCCTATCCCTTGGTTTAACAAGCACAGTGATACAAGTAAAAAACAAACAGCATTACAAGAAAGTGAAAGTACCAATTATGTAATTGGTGTAATGAGCGATTCTTTAGACTACGACGAGCTTCCAAATCTATGAACATCAGTGAGCTGTATACAACTGAATGGTGTGCCGCTTGTAAATTATCAAAAGATAGATTGTTAGAAGCAGGCATAATAGACTTTGAAGTCATCAGCGTTGATGAAGAAGATAAGTTATATAAAGCATTCCGTGTTTGGGAAGAACGTCTAGGCCATAATCCAAACAGTATACCACAATTTTGGTACAGAGGTCAATACGTTGGTGGAAGTGCTCAGATTGAAAAATTTATAAAGGAATATCATGTTAATTAATGTTAGAAAAGAAGGCGATGTTGTTACTCTTAAATTGAGTTCTGGTGAAGAAATCATTGGCTCTTTTAAAGATGAAGATGCAAATTATTACATTGTTGACCGTCCAGTTAGCTTAACAGCAGGTCCACAAGGTCAGCCTGCTCTTGTACCATATTTAATGACTGTTAATCCTGCAAGTGCTAGAGATTTGCGCTTTAACAAAGCCATGGTTGTTGTAGTTGCTACCACTGAAAAAGATCTAGCCAATCAATACACATCCGCACTAAGTGGAATCCAATTGGCTCCAGCAGGATTTAAACTATAATGCCGGCTGCCCACAGACTAGGTGATGCTGATGAAGCAGGTGCACCAATTGTAAACATTCAGCAAGGTACTGTGTTTATTAATAATATTTTGGCCAGCATTGATGGCAGTGATGTTGACGGCCACGGCACTGGAGAACACGCCGCCCCTGTAACAGACAACGGTAGCCCTACTGTTTTTATTACAAATATACCAGCAAATAGACAAGGTGATGCAGATAGTTGTGGGCATCCTAGAGCTGACGGTAGTCCGGATGTTTTTATAGGCCCTTAATACTAAATCTCCCATAAATACATGGGAGATTTTTTATGTGTGTAGCAAAACCAACAGCTCGTGGAGCAAGACAAGTAACACCTAGTGGCATTGTTTATTATGACGATACGCCCGAAGGCCATGCCGCGGCCCAGGAAGATATGCAAAAATCGATGGGCGGAGGCAACGTTGGAGAAAATGGGCAGGCAGATACCGGAAATCCAACGCCAGCGCCAGCGCCACAACCAGACCCAAAAGATTGTTCAACATATACCGATGCAATGTGGGACACTGCATGTAGCAAGTATTTTAAATTTTCGCAAATGAAATACAAACCAGTTGAAAATCCTGAAGCTAAATTGACTGCCCAGCAAGTAGCTTGTAATTGGCAAAAGATTTGTAAAAATGTTCTTGATCCGCTGGTGGATGCAGGCTTTAAAATAACCATTAGTTCAGGTTATAGAACGCCAGCCTTTGACAAATCACTTGGTGCAAAAAATAGTATTGGTGATCATCCCTGTGGCCGAGCAGTTGACATACAAATTTTAGGACAAGGTGATCCGTCAGCCAAAGCAAAAGATTTGTTTAAGCATATTGGAAAAAATATGAATGGGTCGTTTAGTCAATTAATCTACGAAGGTCGTTGGGTTCATGTGGCACATGGTGGAAATAGTCCAGAAATTGTAGCAGTTTTGGTTGCAAGAAACGGTACATCTCCATATGAAAAAGGTGGCGGAAGAAGTGGCTCAGCACTACCACCGGACCTAAAGTGGGCATAAGTATAGTATGGCAACAATTCCAGTAATCCCAGGCGTACAAATTGCAACAGGCGGTATTCTTAATAAACCAATCAAGGACATTATCTGCGCCCTGTTGTTTGGTGGACTTAACAACATGCTCAAAGGTCCTTTGATATGCGTACAAGCAGATCTTGACAAACTAATTGGCGAATATACTGATCTTCCAACACTTGCAGATTTAAAAGCAGAACTCACAAGCCTTAAGGGTGACTTAAAGGCTTTTGAAGAATCAATGGGCATCAAAGACATGCTTAGTCGTGTTAATGGTGCCATTGCTGAGGTGCAAAATTTATTAGCATTAGACGGACTATGTAAGATTCCATTGAAGGCTCCCGCTATACCAGATGTTTTAAGTCAAGTCATTGATGCCGAGTTTGCTCAGGCCAACGCAATTTTAAATGATCTTGGCAGACTAGCAAAACCGCAGTTATGTTTAAATGGTAACGGTGGTCTTGGTACAGGTGCATACAATCCAAATAGTATATTAGGCAGTATTGATGGCCACATTAAGAAAATGGGAAAGATTCCCGACTCTGCAGCCACAAACCTAACCAACAGACTAAAGGGTGTAAGAACCGCATTAGACAAGTCAATAAACAGACAGTTGTTCCCCGACTTTAGACATAAGCACAATTTATTAACAGGTGCTCCTTATGCTGGTGAAGCCTCTGTTATTACACTGGCCGCGGCACCAGCGGTAGCTAATCAATGGAACCCACCTTACCCGCCAAGCGGAACTTCTAATTTAAAAGATGCTACATCAATGGCACAGTCAATGGTGGGTTCAGTTAAACAAACAGCAAGTTATCCTGCAAACATAAACGGTATACAACATACAAACATCTGGCCAGGATTGTTAGGTCCTGAAATGTATGGTTTAGCTATTGCGGCATTGACCCCACAAGATCCATTATTTGTTCAACAGGATCCTGTGTATGACTATTGCGGAAAATTGGTAGGATATACTTCTACTGTAATTTCAGGCGACCCCAATGCCGCAGGCGGTAATCCAGCCAGTGGCGCTGAGCCTAATCCTCCACAGACTAACTTTAACTTCATGTGGATCGATGATAGAAAATGCTGGACTGTTACGGGAATTCAAAGTGAACAAATTATTAATGGTAGGAAAGACACATATCTAGATGCCAATCCCAAGTTAACATTCCAACGTAGTTACAATCATATATTGGGTATCCCATCCTTGAACTCTGTAGGCACTGACTTGGCACCTGAATTTTACATTTGCAAGGTTAAAGAAGATTTAACTCCAGATACGTCAAAGAAATTTAATCTTGGACTAAGTCGACTAGAAACATATGAGTTATTAGAAGATGCCAATGGTCTTCCGGGAACTGCTGGTGACCAAAGAAAAATAGATTATCCAATGGGAACAACAATGTATTTTGCTGCCGGCCAAGCATTATACTCGGGAAAGACTCCACCTGATGCACCCAATCCAACTGTATGGTGGTACAACACAGCCACAACAGAAATTAAAAAATATGTACCACCTGATTTTTCAGATACAACCACTGGTGGTGGCTCAGGTGGTGGCTCAGGTGGTGGCAGCCGCGATGTGTGGTATTTTAACGGTACTGATTGCGTATTTGCCCCGGGTGGCTTTGTTCCAGGACCTGTTACAACATACCCGACCTTAGAAGAATGTAGCAATGCCAATGGTGGCGCTACTGGTGTAATCCCAACAACAGGTCCAGTTGATGACTCAACAAGTCAATATTCTATTACAACTGATGTAACTACCACTGATACAACATTGCCAACTGGAACGTGGGTTGCTGTTACAGATCAAGAGCAAATAGATAGTTGGGTTGGCTCAAGTACAACCTTTAATGCACCACATGTTAATTACCTGTGCTACACAAACGAAGACGGGTCAGTATTTGGCCTAATAGAATTTGTTTAATAAATATACCAATGCGTATTAATGATATTATCGTAGAAGGCTTTGATCAACCTTATCCACTTAAATGGGAACAAAGTGATTATGGTGATGTTGATGCATTAGCACGATTACCTGATGGCTCTCCATTAAGTATTATGTTTAATCGTCAAACAGATGACAATAGTAATGAAGCTGTTCAAGTTGAATTTTATAGAAACAATAGCCAAGAAGTAACTGGCGAAGGTGACGCACAGAGAATATTTGCCACGGTATTGTCTGCTATTCAAGAATACATTAAAAAATATCAACCACTACGATTAACTTTTTCAGCAAGTAAAGAAGTTGATCCTATAGTATACTATGAACCAGACGAACCGCAACCAAATCCCGAGAGTCGTGCCAAGTTATATGACAGACTAGTTCAGCGTTATGCTAGGACCTGGGGTTATAAAGCCTTCCGGGCTGACAATGGCAACTTAGTTATATACGAATTGAGTAGAATGAAGCCGGCAGTAGCGGAAAACTTTGCCGACGGTAAAAAGCCAGGACGCAAAGGACTTGCCAAGCGTAGTGGTGTTAATTGTAAGGCCAGTGTAAGTACATTACGCAACGTAGCAAAACATAGCACAGGAGAAAAAGCTCGTATGGCACATTGGTGTGCTAATATGAAAAGCGGTCGAACCAACGAAGAAATATTAGAAGACGATTTAGAAGAAGGCTGGAAAGACTGGGTAGCTGGTGCCGCATTAGGTGCAGCCGCTTTAGCACCACAACACGCAGATGCTAAATCTGCTCCACAACCGAAGCCAGCAATAACTCAACAAGCGGCGCAACCAGATGTTGCTGGTATTACTAAAACTTTATTAAAGCCTGACGCAAAAGTACTAATACAAACAGGCCGAGCCAGTGGTATGCGTGGTAAAGAACTAGCACAGTTTGTGGCGCAATGCGCTCACGAAACTGCTAACTTTAGTAGTTTAAAAGAAAAAGGCGGATCATTGGATTTTAAGAAATATGACCCTAAGCATAATCCACGCAAGGCAAAAATATTAGGCAATATTAAAGCCGGTGATGGTGCCAAGTATCATGGCCGCGGCTACATTCAGCTAACAGGTAGAGACAATTACAAGAGAGCAGGTAAGGCATTAGGCCTGCCACTTGAAGAACAACCCGAACTAGTTGAACGCCCAGAAATTGCCGCACAGGTGGCAGTGTGGTTTTGGCAGAATCAAGTGGCACCAAAAGTAAATAACTTTAATGATACGGCACAGGTTACTAAACCTATTAATAGTGGATTAAAAGGCCTAGATGATAGACAAAATAAGTTTGCTGGTATATTGGCATTGATGGCACAAAAATCTTGACAACCAGATCAAATAAGTATATAATGTAAGTTATTGCTGTATGAAGCGATGTAAAATAAGTTCAAGACGCGGGGGCAGTGCCCGCCAGGTCCACCATAAGGAAGTTTATGAGAGATTTAGAATGGTATCAGATAATTTTATGTTTGGCGGTTCCGTTAAACTACTTTTATTGGATAGTGTTACATAAATTCTTTATGATGGGCCTGACACAGGATCGATTGGGCAAAGAGTAACAAAGTGGACAGCTCGGCAAAGCAGAAGCCGTTAGGATTGGGGTAACCCGGTCGTAGAAGCAAAAAAGTAACCGCAAACGACTCACAGTTCGCATTAGCTGCCTAAACTCAGCTTAGGGTAAGACATACCTCGTAACAGAAAATCAGATACCCGCTTCGGCGGGTTTTCTTTTGACCTTGTAATAAAACTTTAACACAAAAAACTATGTTTAGGGAATAAATATAGGTATGACAGATAAAACATACCGCTCGATATTTGTTAGTGATGTGCATCTTGGAACTAAAGATTGTCAGGCGGATAAGTTAAATAACTTTCTCAAACATAATACCTGTGATACATTATACCTAGTAGGTGATATAATAGATGCATGGCGTATACAACAAAATAAATGGCGATGGAAACAAAGCCATAGCAATGTAGTTCGTAGGGTATTAGGTCATGCTAAACGTGGTACCAGAGTTGTTTATGTAGCAGGAAACCACGACGAGTTCTTGAGACCAATGATACCGTATGGTTTTAGTTTTGGGTCTGTTGAAATATATAATCAGATAGAGCACATTGGTGCAGATGGGAAACGTTATCTAGTTACTCACGGTGACTTGTTTGATGGCATAACCAGATTAGCACCATGGATAGCATTTTTAGGAGACAAAGCATATGATTTCATTTTATCGTTTAATAGCAAATTCAATTGGGTACGCCATCGCTTTGGTTTTGGGTACTTTAGTATTAGTAAATATCTTAAGCACCAAGTAAAACAAGCTGTAGATTTTATGTTCAAGTTTGAACATAACTTAGCCGCATATTGTAAAAAGCGCGGCTTTGATGGCGTTATATGTGGACACATACACCATGCTGAAATAAAGACAATAGATGGTGTTGCTTATATGAATGATGGCGATTGGGTTGAGTCATGTACTGCCTTGGTAGAACACTGGGACGGTCATTGGGAAATCATTACTTGGACCAAGGAGAAAGACGATGTTAAAATCAATATCACTTAGTGATAAAATTACTATAGTAGTGCCTTGTAAAAATGAAGAAAATTATATTCATCATTTGTTAGATTCTCTACGTTTACAAAACATAGGAACCACTAGAATTATTATTGCTGATTGTTCTACTGACAATACCAGACAAGTTATAAAAAATAACAGCGTTGGATTAAATGTTGAAATTATCAATGGTGGTCCTGTTAGCATTGCCAAAAACAATGGAGCACAACTGGTCACTACTCCGTATATTTTATTCATTGATGCTGATGTTCGATTCTTTAAGAATACTGTTATACAAGATGCTGTCAATAATATTGAATCTAAGAACTTAGATTTGGTTGGATTAAATATCAAGTGCTACGATCGGGATATAAGAGCAAAGGTTGGATTCACTGCATTTAACCTGATCAATCACACACTAAAATATTTCTCACCTTTTGCTGTTGGTGCATTCATGCTTACCCGTAGAGATCGGTTTGAAGAGTATGGCGGCTTCCCTGAACAGTTTTCAACCTCTGAGGACTATTTCTTATCTCGTAAATATAGCCCTAGAAAATTTAGAATCATACGACATCACTTTGGTCAGGATAGTCGTAGATTCAAGAAGATGGGATACATGGGTATGGCCAAGTATCTAGTTAAGAACTTTGTTAATCGTAATAACAAGGCCTATTGGGATAGTCTAGACAACAGCAAGTATTGGAATTAATAAATTTTTACTATTACACCTATAAAAATATTTTCGGCAAAATGAACAATTTTTCTTTGACTTGGATGCTATATATTAGTATAATAACTTATCAGTATAAACACTAAGTTGGTACTTCATACAAAGGAAATTAAAAATGAAAACAGTTGGTGATAAACTAACAGCATTTGCAGTTACAGGTGTTCGACCAGGACAACCAGAAGACGCTTTCTATACGATTACAGAAAAATCATTTGAAGGTAAGTGGAAAGTAATTGTTTACTATCCAAAAGATTTTACATTCGTTTGCCCTACAGAGATTGTGGCATATGACAAGTTGTCACAAGACTTTGCTGACCGCGATGCAGTATTGCTTACAGGTAGCACAGACAACGAGTTCTGTAAAGTGGCATGGCAAAAGGCACACCCAGATCTACAAAAGATCACACATCACCAGTTTGCTGATACTGCTCGACATCAACCCGGCGAAGAACGTGGCAGTGTAAGTCTAATCGAACAACTGGGCGTATTCTATGCTCCAGCGGGTGCCGCACTTCGTGCCACATTCATCGTTGACCCAGAGAACGTTATCCAACACGTTACTGTCAATAACTTGAACGTTGGTCGTAGCCCAGAAGAAACACTTCGTGTATTGGATGCGCTACAAACTGGCGAGTTATGTGCATGTAACCGCACAGTAGGTGGCGAGACTCTATAATGTTAGATACAAAAAATGTTGATCGAGTTGGAAATACCCTAGTTGATATATTTCACCGATTGGCACTTTTTGGCATAGGTGCCGCTACAGTCTGGGCCGCTAGTTGGACGTTTTTTGAAATGTTCCAAAAGCACCATGCTGGAGTCGGCGACTTATTGCTGATGTTTATCTATTTAGAAATTGGGGCCATGGTTGGGATTTATTTTAGAACCAATCATATGCCTGTCAGGTTCTTACTTTACATAGCAATAACTGCACTGACCAGACACATGGTAGACATCATGAGTCACCAGCCCATCAACATTATTGAGATGCTGTCGGTGGCTGGTTCCACATTTGTTATTGCCATCAGTGTATTGGTTATTCGATATACCAGTGCAAAGTTTCCCAGTGATAAACGAGATGAGGTAGCATAAAATGAGTTTTATTGAATCAGTTAAAGGTGCATTGCCAGACTACGCAAAAGACACCAAGTTAAACCTTGATGCTGTGCTTTTGCGTAGCACACTAGATGCAGATGTGGCTATGGGGTGTGCAGTGGCCGCCCTGGCCGCAACTGGCAACGGTAAAATCCTATCAGTAATTTTAGCAGACGCACCTGTATATGCTGAGTCAGCAATGACTGCGGCATCAATTATGGCGCAAAACAATGTCTGGTATCCCTACGTTGAAATGGCCAATGATCCAGCACTAAAAGGACTGCCAGCTGGCCTACGTATGAACGCTATTGCTAACCATGGCGGAACTACTAAATCAAACTTTGAAGCATTTAGTCTTGCCGCAAGTATTGTTGGCAAGTGTCATTTCTGTGTTAAAGCACATTACGAAACATTGAAGACAGAAGGCTATACTGTAGAACAACTTCGTGACATTGGCCGTATTGCCAGCGTGATGAACTCTGTTGCCAAGGTACTAAACAGTTAGTTTCAGGGTTGACAAGAATCTTGTCAACTTTTTGGCTGACCAATGCGTTATATGTGTATAGGAGTAACGCTATGCCAGCTGTTCCAGATAACGATCAAACCAAGCCTGATAAAAACGAAACATCAGAAAGTCTGTTGTTAGCAGAATTATTGAGAAAATCATGCCCCGAGTGTGATAAAAAGCGTACTGGTCCTTGTAAATGTAAAGAAAAATAACACTTGACTTTATGGACATTTTCTGTTATACTACTAGTATCAGAAAGGAGTCAAATATGGAAATTGTTGAAAGAGCTAGAATTTTTGCTACAGCGGCCCACTCGGCCGTTGCTCAAATGCGTAAGTACACCTTTGAGCCTTACATTGTTCACCCTGCTGAAGTTGCTGGCATTGTTGCTACAGTGGATCACACTCCTGAGATGCTGGCCGCGGCATGGTTACATGACGTTGTCGAAGACACTGGTGTTACCAACGAAGTGATTCGTGCTGAGTTTGGTGACAAGATTGCTGAATTGGTAGGATGGTTAACTGATGTGAGCCGACCTGAACAAGGCAATCGTGCTGTTCGTAAGGCTATTGATCGTGCTCATACAGCCGCCGCGCCAGCTGAAGCACAAACAATCAAGTTGGCTGATTTAATCTCCAACACCAAGAGCATTGTTGAACATGACGAAAAGTTTGCTCGCACATACTTGGAAGAAAAAAGATTGTTATTGGAAGTAATGACTCGTGGCGATGCAAAGTTGCTTGCTATTGCTCAGAGCCACATTGGATAATACATGCCACGTTGTTATCAATTAATCGGAGTCCCGGGTAGTGGAAAATCTACCTGGGCCTCTAATCAAGAATGGATAGGCAAATGTGCCTGGATATCCACTGATCAATATGTTGAAGAATGGGCCAAGTCTGTTGGCAAGACCTATAGTGAAGTCTTTGAAGAATATATGCCAACGGCAGTTGCTCGCATGGCTGGAGCTGTCAATGGTGCAAAAAGTATTGGCAAAGACATTGTATGGGACCAAACCAGTACTACAGTTAAGAGTCGAACCAGAAAGTTTAATATGCTTCCTGACTATGAACACATTGCCATTGTGTTTCAAACACCTAAACCTGATGAACTTGTTCGACGTCTTGCCAGTAGGCCAGGTAAAGTTATTCCTAATGAAGTAATGCAGTCCATGATTAACGATTGGGAAGAACCCACAGAGGATGAAGGCTTCAAGGAAATTTGGTATGCCTACTAGAAGATAATTAAAAATAATGAAAACATGGATAACATCAGACATACATTTCTATCATGCTAACATTTTAAAGTTTTGTCATGCTACCCGGCCCTACTACGATGTTGAAGAAATGAATCAAAAAATAGTAGAGTCGTGGAACAGCATGATTGACCAATACGACACAGTTTACATTTTAGGTGATGTGGCTTTTGCCAATGCTTATGATGCTTCTAAAATTGTAAATCGTTGTAATGGTAATAAAATCCTTGTCAAAGGCAATCACGACACCAAGCTTTTACAAGAACCACTTTTTACCAATTGCTTTGAATCTATACATGACTACCTTGAAGTTGGATACAATGGTCATCGCTTAGTGTTGTTTCACTTTCCAATTTGGGAGTGGGATAGAATGTATCACGGTGCTGTACATTTTCACGGACATTGTCATGCTAGGCCAACTGGCATTCCGGGGAGAATCTTAGACGTGTCAATGGACGGAAACGCCTGTTTGCCATACAGCATGGACGAAGCCATTGCTATAGCATCAAAAAACGCCATAAGAACCCGTTAAAACCGCATTTTGTTGTAAAAATACCACAAAAATACCCTACTTTTTGTAGGGTTTTTGCTAAAAATGGTTGACCATTGGGCCAAAACGCCTTATAATACATACATGAACAGCAAAAAAGGAGTTTACAATGTTTGAAACTTGCGTAAATCAACTTGTTAAGGTAACACTTACAAACGAAACTGTTAAAACCGAATGGTTTAACGGTACTCTTTTTGTTAGCACTATTAACGAATCTCAAGCTCGTAGTGTATTTCACAGACTGTCTTCAACTTTGGGCCTAGGTAAAGTACATGTAAGCCCAATTGGTGACACTGGCGAATACGCATTTGATTTCGTTTAAAAACGGTTGACCAAAAGGTCCAGATACTATATAATAGACACATAGACAGCAAAAAGGAGTTAGTATGCGAACACCAACAATCATAGACGGCTTCAAAAATAGTCAAAAATTTCGTGTTATTTTCAAGGGCGATGGCAGTGAAAACGACATTGGCATGTATCTTACAATCAAGCAAATGAGCGAACAGTTTGCCACAGTTAACGCTCGCAGTCTTTGCTATGATGCCATGAATATGCTGGCAGTTGAGCGTGAATTGGCAAAATCTCTGCGTACCAAAGCTATCCCCACAGGACTTGGTACTACAATCCGCGGCAAGCAAATTCAAGTAGATTTGGTCTAAGGAGATATAAAATGACACTAATTAAAGAAACCCGTTATAGCACACGCCATGGTGGCCCTTATGACCGTGGTTCAGCTGACAGCTATTACGGTCGTGGTTATAATCCTCACTACTTTGTTGGTGATTCATATTCCAGCACAAAGGTAGAGTTGCGTGATATGACTGTAGAGGAAATTGTAGCCTATTCTGCAGGCTTCGAAGACAATGAAAAATCTGGTGATAAAAAGGAGTGGGCATAATGAATTCAAATATACAAGCATTGATTTCTAAGTATGCAGAAATCTTGGATCGTGATCCATTGGATCAAATGGAAGACACTCAAACGATTCTAGCTCACTTCACTCAAGCATTGGCTACAGAGCTAGGTGAAATTGTAGTTGCGGATCCTATCAAAGATGGTGTACGCATGTACTTTGATGAAAAAATTGCCCGTTATGTAATTAAGAAAAGTGTAGGATTGTAATAATGAACAAACGAATTAAAGAACTTGCCAAACAGGCTACTACTGTTATTGAAGCAACTGACTACAGTGGTGAAGGTTGGATCTTTAATAAAGAAAAGTTCGCCGAGTTGATTGTGGCAGAAATGTTAGTGACTTGTGAAGAGCATCCTGCTTGGACTGGTCGTATGATTGGTGAGCAGATTAAACAACATTTCGGAGTTGAAGAATGATGCAGGCTATTACAAATTTGGTTGTTGTTATGTTGCCCGTGATTGTCATGGGTCTGGCAATTGTTTTGAAAGGTGGCTTTTAAAAGTCGTTGACAACAATGCAGTAAGATATTAAAATAAGTATTCAACATTTAAAGGAAACATTATGACTTGCAGAGGTTATGACTCAAAGGCAGTTAAACTGCCAAAATCAATCAAACGCCAAGCGGCGCAGGAAATTAATCCTGCTAAACGTGGCGACATGATTCGTAGTTATGTAAAAATTCTTGAATCAGAATTACGTGTCAGTAAAAGTTCAAAATCTGAAAAATAATACATGGGAAGTCTAACAGCTTACTTTGAGAAGGATGCTTACCAGCCCAAATACTTTTTAGGTGATAGAGTATTTGGTCGTTGGAACAAGATACCTTTTATTGGTTCAGTGGGCAACGACACTGTGATCAGCTTAATCGAAGGCCCACGCATTTCAATACTGTTAGACCTACCTATTAAATTTAATGACCGCATACACAATGTCATTATAGTAAAACACAAAGATATTAAACCATTGATTGAATTCTAAGGTAAAGAAAAGGTCCACACATCGTAACCCTTTTCTTCCATGTAATCAAATGGTATCCAGCAGTATCCGTGATCTCCCCAAAATTTCCCAAAACTATTCTTAGCAAGTAATAATTTCTTGTCGAGGTCATAGCCTACCAGGCACATGGCATGTCCTGTTTTTTCATTGTTGGGAGTTGGCATTTGTATGACAGGATTTGTTATGCTGGTATATTGGAAATCGTTTGAAATAACAATCCCAAATACAACAGGCTGATTGCGATTTAAGGTTTCAATTGTTTGTTCAATGTCCACAATTGATTTAACATTTGATATGTTACGAGAAACAGCATCTTTATAACAAGCATCAGGGGGTACGACATTAAATTTTTCAATGTCGTACGGCCACAAGGACTCGGAACAAAGTCCAAATTTCTTAACACCATCTAATGCGTCGGATATAAAAGTACCAGTATCTTCTTCGACTGTGCCTGATATTAAACGAGCATTATAGTAGATGAAAAGTCGACTAATTTCAATAAAAGTTTTGGGTCTGTATTGCATGACCAACATCTCATAGGCATTTGAAATTGCATTTGCACTACAACTACCTAGATAATATTGGTCTTCAACAACACCTGCACTTTCTCTTAAATCGACTTTAGATCGAATCATTATGCTGTAAAGTAACCTGGGAATTGCTGTGTCAATCCAGTTGCAAATGCACTGATGAAAGAATTAGCACCGGCGGTAAGTTTTTCTCTAGCTGTTGTTTCAGCACTTGAATTCTTATCGTTCTTTGCTTTGATGAATTCTTTGAATCCGTCAAATACCTGAGTTAATACAGTTCTAACGTCACCAATTCTCCATAAATTATTATAGGTGTTTAGTAAGTTTGAAATGTCACTACTAACTTGGTAGTTCAACCGATCAGAAGGATCTTTAATATCATAATTGTTCTTGATATTTCTAGCAATAGTGAACATCAAGATTGCTAAAGTTCTAAAACCATAATTGAGTCTTTCGCCAAATTCAACGCCATAATATGATTTGGCAAATTCGCCAATTCCGTCAATTTGTGCCCAAAGTGTCTCTTCTGCTTTGGCAGCATTTTCTGAATCGTTGTTTAGGATATATCCAAGGACGTTCAGAAGGTTTGTATCAAACGTATCGAAATATGTTTGAAGCACTGATTTTAATTCAGCACTTGTCATTACGTTTGGAGCCTTTGGCGGCTTTACGTATTTGTTTTTCTTAACAACCGGGCCAATGGCAGGTTGATCTGCCATTGCTTGTTCTGCCAAAGCAGGATGGTTGTAGTGATGTTCTTCAATTGTATGTTTAATTACTTTATACATGATTTTTCCTTTAAATTAATTCTCTCAGAGAATATTAGATTATACGCCATCCGGCGCGAAATATTACTGTTATACTGGCATTAGAATTTAATGATTTGCTAGTGCTACCATCTATCTTTTCAAGTCCCGTGCCAATGACGGTGGTACTACCACTGGCAGCTTCATTTTTAATAATATAAACTTTACCAGTTACACCTAATGGTAAAGTAACTATAGTCGGGTTAGCAGTAACACCAATATATCCATCACTTGCTGATGCTGTGTATGCCACTGCTGTACTGGTAGTTGTTTCAATACCAGGCTCTTGAACAGAAATAGTAACAGCACCAGTGCCGCCACTTAATGTTACATTAGTACCTGCTATTAAACTGGTAACACCTGTGTTGTTGATTGTAAATGCCGAAGCCGGGCCTGTACTGGTTAAACTAGTAACACTAATGCCAGTACCAGCAGTGGGTGTAATACCTGTTACCACTGAGTTACCATTTAATTTCAATGCCGAAGTAGCGTTAATGGTATCAAATGTAACTGATGCCGTAGTTGCTACACTCTGTGGTATAGATATAATGCCGTTAGCATCAACAGAGATATTTGAACCAACCTCTAGTACACCTTGTTCAGTTGTAGATCCTAATGGAAATAGATATGACATTTTGTCTTCCTTTTATAAAATGTTCCATCGTGAACTGTCAAACACGAGTATAAACCCAGCGTCAGTTCCTAATGTTTTAAAACTACTGCCATCTATGGTTTCGCTTCCGTTGCCCTGAACCTTGCAATTGCCAGGCGCCTGATTTTTTACATAGTAGACTCTACCAAGCTCTCCTTTGGGTAATGTTAGTGTTATATTATTAGTCGTAGCACCAACATAATAGTCATCTTCTGTGATGGTGTAATTTACACTGGTTAATTTAACCTTTACTTTTTTACAACAATCATCTTCACCACCTGTTACTGATAATACACCCTTGGGTGTAATAGACAAACCGCTGCCAACTTGAACAACGCCAAGACTGGTAGTACTGGCTTCCTCACAATCTAATGTTACTGGAACGATGCCAGCTGGTTGGATTACAGCTGGCGGTGGATTTTGCTTTAGTGCTTTCCCCGCCAATACTGTTTGTGGTAGTCTATTGTAGGCCATATTAAATTATTATAAAACCAACCATTGTGTACCGTTATACACAAATGTCAATGAACCATATGGCGCATTAATAACTGCTGTTGCGGCACCATCAATGGTACCGGCAGTTGGTGTGATAGTAATTGGTGTTGCTGGCGCGGCCAAACCTAGACCATCTTTGATTGTAAATGACTGGCCGGTTACGCCCGCTGGCAATGTTACTGCTACAGCAACTGGTCCTGGTACTTGAATGCTGACGATATCATCTGTTGCGGCTACTACAGTTACTGGTGTAGCCACAGCATTTCTAATTGCAACAATTGGTACACCGCTTGCGCTAATTGTAACTACCTCGGCACCGGTGCCTGTTGTTGGTGTTACTGTGATACCTGCTCCGGCAAGTATCGAGCGTGGATTATTTGTATATGACATGTTATGTCTCCTTTAATTAAATGCGTGGAAGATCATGATATAGTCTTCCAATTTGTGCCGTCATACACTACCTGTATATGACTGTATCCACCATTGAGAATCGCAAAGGAAACACCATTAATGGTTTTGCCTCCGGCACTCGTAATAGTAATTGGATTCGTTTGAGCCGTCCCAGAATAATCTTTTATATAAAAACTACGCTGTAATACAACTGTGTTCGGGTTATTATCATCGTCGTCGTGAGTTTTATCTTTATTACCACAGCAGTCTTCACCAGTGGCATTTCCGTTTGCTGGTAGTATCACTGAAGCTGGACCCGATGTTATATTGATGAAAACTACTTCATCTGTTGTTAGTATGTTATACGGTGTTGTTGTGACTATTTTGGTGTTTAAATTTAATGACATAATATTTTCCTTAACTGATTCTGGTCAGTGTAATTTTTGCACTAAAGCCACTTGGGCGAATTGGTGTTATTGCGGCTGGCAACGCCACCAAACTTACTGTGGCGTCTGGGCTACTCCAACACATTTCGATGCTACTGCCTGCTGCCATATCCAATGTAAAATTACCGCTTACAAACAGTTCACTGAGCGTGTTAATTAATTGTAGTTCCTGTCTTGATCCTGGCAGGTCAGCGTTGTTATATCGTAGCCAAATACTAATGCTACTTGTACCACCAGCTGTTTTGTTTAGAATCACTGTGAACTGTTTGTTATAGACTCCGGCGTTGGCTACAACTATCTGCGTTGGATCTCCAACCAATACACTTACTCCATTGGTAGGATTTGGTGGATTTGGTGTCACATCAAAAGTTATAAGATTAATAAGATTGGCACCAGCACTATTCTGCGTGGTGCTACTGGAGACAAATCCATAGTTGAGTAGGCCGGTACTGCCAGATATCACACCATCAGTAATACTGATGCCTGCGCCAACTTTGACAATGCCAAAGTCTGTGGTCGATGATAATGGTGCTTTGTATGACATTGTATTCCTTTACAATTGAACTATAGTGCATCTAACACTAGGTGTTGCTGGTCTACTCGGTAGAATCTGTGCTACATTTGCCAACAGTTGCATAGCGGTATCGAGACTTTGCCAAGCAATCTCTACAACGTCTCCGGCACTAAGCGCCAGCGTATAATTCCACGCTGCCAATAACGGTTCATTGGTAGTGTTAAGAGTTAGCGTAGTATTAGTATCTGGATAGTTTAGACTGTTTCTTAAAATCCAAATATCTATTTGATCCAATCCAGCATCCGTTTTGTCTATCTGTGCAGTAAATTGTAAATTGTAGTTGGCAGTTTTACTTACTTGTATCTGTGACGCTGTTAACAATGTTATACCAACATTAATGGCAGCATTATTAAATGTCATTTTATTAACAGCACTGGCCACTGGATTTGTTTGTGTTATTGTACTGTAAAAATATGCTTGGTCAAACAGAGCAATTGGTGTTACATTTAATACCCCATTAGATATAGTCAGGTTAGTGCCTGGCTGTATCATACCTGGAGTACTAGCAGTAGCCAATGGTTCTCTATATGACATTAGACAATATTCCATTCTGTTCCATTAAAGATGAATTGTAAACTGCCATAGTTAACATTAATCGTAGCAGTACTAGCATCAACTAATTCACCACCAGTGCCTTGAATAGTAATTGGATTGTTTGCCGCATCGCCAAAGCAATCTTTAACTATATAAACCGTGCCTAGTATGCCTGCGGGTAATGTAATTGTGACTACGCCATTGGTCAACACACATAAAAAATAATCAGTTGGCAGTGCTGTATACGTTGCAGTAGCAACATCTGTGACAGCTACTGGACTGGGATTACCTGCTGGTCCTGGAGGTCCAGGAGGTCCCGGTGGACCTACACCACCTCCACCATTTACATAAATGCTACCTGGTCCGCTTTCGTTGTA